CTTGCCCACGCTCCGTCAGCAGTTGTTGAAACTGCACTTCCAAGAGCTGGTGCATAAATTGAATTGCCATTAACAGTAGCACATAAAGCGCCATCCAATGTCAAGTTAGCTGCCGCTGAAGTTGTTTGTGAAGCGCAAATACCATCTGTATCTGCCGCTGTTGGTTCTTGAAAATAACGCGCTAATGAGTTGGATACCCAGTTAGTGTCCGCTAAATCTCTACCGCGATAACCACCTGAAGTGGCTCCGCTAATTACTGGACCCGTTTTTACCGGACCCGAAAAAGTCGTGTTACCCATGTTTTCTCCTTGGTTGTATAGACCTTTTGTTATGCCGTCTCTATACCGTCTGCCTAGCCAGTCTGCATAACTATGATGCTAGGAATAAAGGGGCGAACTAATTTCGCCCCTTTAAAAAATTAATTACGCACCAGGTGAGCCAAATATTCCGCGCCAGTCAGACCAGCCGAAGCTGTATCTTTCTCTTGCTTTATATCTAACGTTACCAGTATCGAAGTCGCCTTCCATCGCAGTTCTGATAGGAGCCCTAGTGAAATGTTTCATTCCATTAGGAGCATCTGTTTTAATGAACCAAGCATCAGTATCAGTTAGGAAGTTGTTTACAACGTACCCTTCAGGTACCATTCCCATTGATTTGATAGCATTGATGTCATTATCAGCAGTGCCTACTCTACCTGCAGATTTCATTAACCTTTCAGCAACAAACTGTAGATTAACTGGGATGATCATTTTCATGCCTCTAAGTGCAATCTTTAATCCTCTTTCGTCTTTCATATCAGCAATGTCGATAAGTGCTTGCTCAAGCGAAGTTTCGTTTAAGTCAGCAGCAGTTGACAATTCGTTCTTTTGGTCTCCACTAAGAGTAGGGTGATCAGTAGCGCAAAGCTCTTTATCATCTCCACCTAAGTAAGAAGTGTTGAACGCTCTATTAAGAATGTTCGCTGCTTTTACTTGTTTAGTGTTAGCCATTGAACGTGCCAATGCTTTTGTGTATCTAGTGCTGAGTTTGTCGTAAAGGTTGTCCTCTACAGCTTCTTCAGTTAGCGAGAAAGCCAAAGCAATAGTCTCGTTGGTATACCTAGCAGTGTAAGTTTCTTGAGCATCGTCGTAGCTTACGCCTTGACCCTCAGGTTTTACAGCTGCGTTGGCAAAACCACCAAGCATTACTTCTTCTTCAAACGCACGGTCAGAACTTTCAGTACTGAAAATTTCTGCCGATTGGTTTTCGTAACGGTCATATTCTAACCCGAACAGAGCATTTAAGCCAGGTTCAAGTTCTTTGACCAATTGCATTCTTGAAATAACCATTGTTCAATTCCTCCTAGGCTTAAATTCCAGCCGTATTAGCGTAATATAAGTGCTCGTTGAATCTTACAATCCAATTTGAATTTGCACTAGATATATCGCTATTCTCTGGATCTTCTGAAATTCTCACTACTCTAAATTGAGCAGATGCACCAGCAACGGCGCCTAGCTCAGATTTAGAATGTCCATTAACGGTAGAACCTGCCGCATAAACTTGATCGCAGTTATCTCCAACTGCTGTTTGTGCTAGGGTTGCGTTAGCTTGAACTTCGAAGAGTTGATTTGGATCATCATAGATGTACGCGTCAATATCGCCCACAGTAGGTGTTATGCTACCAGGGTAATAGTTAGACCATGTTGGTTTTTTTGTAGTAGGATCGTTGTAAAAACAACCGTTGAAAACTCCAATATTGCCTTGTGTAGTGTTGCCACTAACAGTTATACAACCAGTAGTTTCTAATTGTACAACATCGCCTTTATAAATAACATCAGTTTCACCTGAAGCTATTTTATATTTTGAAGTTCCTTCGTTATTGATGTCACTTCCAAGTTTTCCTACTGCTCTAAAACCGAATGGTTGATCTAAGTTAGCCATGATTTTATCCTCACAGTAAATATTTCAACACACCCCTCATGGATGTGTCAATTATGTGTAACTTATGTGTTAGGAAACTTAACTAGGTTTCTTCCCACCAAATGTTACGCGAGATTTCCTGCTCTCATTATGAACAGGCATGCTAGGATGTTGGTCCTTCATAGGATCGTTTGCGATTGCATCATCTTTATCTTGCGTTACTTGTGCAAAATGCGCTGCGCGTTCTCTAACGGTTTCCTGTGGAATCCTTGCTAGCATTAAACCGCCAACAGCTATAACACCTTCATATTTACCTGTATCTATTTGAGGCCATTCCAGTTCAGGATATTCGTCAGCTCTGACAAATTCCCAACCTTCGCGTAGTCTAGCGGATACATTTTTTTGATCCATCTGTCCTACAGATTCAGCCCTTATCCAGCGATGGACAAAGCCAGCTGGCGCAGGTGGTGCGTCTAGTTGTGATGGTGGAGACCATGGTTTCCTTCTCTCATTACGAGTTCGGGTTTCAGTCTCGCGTGATGGTAGTTTCGTTGCTTGTTTTGTTTTCATTATCATATGCCTACTCCTTCACGTACTTCGCATATTCGCTTAGTGGCACACCTAGTTTTTTTGAAATGGCTACTTGTGATGGTGTGAGTCTCACAGTACCTTTGCGCCTAACTGGTCCACCTCTATTAGCAGAGGCAACCGTTTGAGTTGGCGAAACTGGTTGTTCAAACTTATGAGGAAATGTATCCTTCATCCTTTTGTCTATTTCATTATAGTACATATCGGACGTTGGGTCAAATCCTTCTTCCATTAGTTTACGATGAATTGAGAAAGATGTCAAGGTCATTGGTTCATCCTTACCAAACCATTCATTTTTTTCAGCCCACGCCTCTGCTTTTGGATCTGGCGGAGAAGGGGGAGGAGTGGGTTGTTGAGGTTGGGTGGAAGGCATTTGAGGTTGATTTGGGTCAACTCCTCGTGCTTCCATTTCCTTTTTTAATCTTTCACGTTGTTCTATACTTTTTTTGGCTCTATCGCCTTCAACAGCTAATCTAGCCAATTTTTGCTGCGCTTCTACTTGCTTTTCAAAATCACCTAAATCCATTGCTTCTTTTAATTGCTTTTTAACTTCAGATGTTTGTGCTTCCACGCGATTAGAAAATTCCGCGACATAACCTGAATCTAGTTGACGAGCTCTGTGTTGTAATTCAGTTTGTTTTTTTTGAACTCCTTGAGCAAACTCAATTGCAGCTTGTTCACGTCTTTCCGATTCACGTAATTTTTTAGTTAATTTATCAATACGGGATTGAACTTTTTTCCCGTAATCATCCATCTCTTCTGAAGATGCTGTTTCTTTTTCTGTTTCTACTTTAACTTCTGTTTCAACAGCTTCCGGTTCAGGATCAGGATTAATTATTTTTTCCGTTTTCTTAGGTAGCTCTACATCAACTGAGGGACCATCGGATGGTAAATCAACCATCTTGGCATCAGCTTCTGATTGAGGTTCTACTTTAGTTGCTTCTTCTGCAGGCATTTATCCTCCTGTTTATCTATATTGCAAGATATCCTCTGGGTCTTTTACCACAGCGATTATCTCGTCATCATTAAGTATTCTCACTTCACCACCTTCTATTCCAAATCTGGATCCGGCATAACGACCAAATATAATCCAATCGTTTTTCTTACACCAAGGTCCATTTGGAAATCTGTTTTCATCTTTATAACAATCTGGCCCCATTTTAAGAACCAAACCTGTTACAGTTGTATAACTTTGTTCTTGAACGGTTTCATCTGTTAATAATATTCCACCTTTAGTTTTTCCTTGTCCTTTATAAGGAAGAACTAAAATTCTCCATCCTGTAGGATTGGGTAATCGTTCCAATACTTTATCAGTTGGAAGGTGTTCTATATTATTAGTTGCGTCTTCTTGAATTTTTTTAAGAAAGCGGTTTTCTTTATCTTCCGCTACTTTATTATTTTTGTCTGCCTCTACTGATAAATCTTTTTCTTCGAGTGCAAATCTACGTTTGGGTATCTCCGTCATCATCTTTCTGCAGGTCTTGTATTTCCTGTTCCATTATTGCATAGGCTTTAAACTCACCTACGGTTTTGTTATATTCATCCCAGCTAGGTAACCCCGCTGCAATGATTTCTTTTAACTCTTCTTTACGCGTTCTAATCTTTTTCAAGATTAGATAAATCGCTTGTGTACTATCCAAGTTATTTTTTCTTTCCTTTTTTATGCATTTTCATGCCGCCGTGCATTGCTTTAACTTTGCCACCTTTTGCTGACATTGTTCTAGCACCAGAATAAGCACCTTTACCCATAGATTTTTCCATGCCTTTACTCATAGCACGTCTTCCAGCTAAAGAGACATTTCCTCTTCTACTTGCTCCAGGATCTCTTGCACCTAATGATTCATCAAGTCTAGCATTGTATCCTTGTTTCATTGGTCCACCAGCAGCTTTTTTAACTCTGCCGCCTTTTGCAAAAGTAGTAGTAGTTTGTCTTTTTCCAGGTAAAATTTTTCCTTGTCCACGAACTGTAACTTTTCCAACCATAATTTTTCTCCTTATTTGCTATTTATATTAATTATATTATTGAGTCAACTAATCTTTTACGTCTATTCCACCAGTTGGATATCCATCACTATTGACCCATGGTCCTGCATAATCAAATCCTTTTGCAGCTCCAAATGATGAATAGCCACCTTGAGCCATTTTTACACGTCCACCCTTTTTATAAGCTGATTTAACTGATTGTCCAGTTTTTTTAGAATGCCTAATGGCAGCCTTTTTACCAGCTGGGGTATATGAAAACTTTTTTCCTCCTACACTTGGCATATTTCCTCCTTAATAAATTGTTGTTTTTTGTTTTTTATTGGGCAACATTAACCCAAATCCTCTAGGAGTAATAACCGTTCCCCCAGTGTTCTTTTTAACTATTTTACTTCCATGTTCAGCTGTCCATTTTTTAGCCATTTCAGGTTTATTAGCCCATAAATATTTTCTTTGTTTTTCTGATCTAAAAGGCATTATTCATTACTCTCTGGTTTAGGTGGTCTTGTTCCACCTACATATAATCCAAACCACGCAGCTCCAGCCCCTACTACAACTGACACGAAAGCCGATTGAGCATTAGTTGGATCTGGTAATTGCATAAACCACTCTGTAGTTCTATAAAAAGCAAAACCATAAAGCGTAATTAATAATCGTGGAAATATTCTCCACGCACTAAGTCTTTCTGGTGTTATCATTTTTTCTTAATTAATCCCATTGCACCTTTTCCAGCCTTGATGCCGAAGCTAGCTGAGCAGGCAATATATAATAAATGTTTATAATAATCCGGGAGTTGCTGCAATGCAACAAACCCTCTTTCAACATGTTCTGTCATGCCAGGAAAAAAAACTAAAACTGCAGGCCCAAGTAGGCAAATTAAAATTAGCTCATCCTTCCACGACCCTTTCATTTGGTCTACGGCTGATGCTTCCCACGCCACTTTACCGGCGATCTGGTCTTGTTTTAATTTAGTTGCTGCTTGGACTTCTGTTAGTTTCAATTGAGCTTTCGCTTTCTTTGTCTCTACAAAGCCAGAAACTGCTTGCCCTGCAACACCTAATAATGGTTTTAATAATAAATTTAACATATTACCTCAATAAGCTTAATAAGCCACCGTCTTTTGCCATGGCTTGTTTTGTATATGGATTATATTTATTAACACGAATCATGTAATCAAGCAACTCTGTTGAAGGAATTGCGGATTCTCCAGCGCCTAATTGTTTTGGATTTTGAGATAATCCAGCCCCATAATAAGCTGCTATGTCATTCCCATACCCATACCCATAAGAACCACTGGGCCCTCCTGGATCAAATGGTACTATAGGATTACCATATTCATCCGTTTCACCTTCATAATACCAACCTTTAGAAGTACTTGACCAATCATCACCTGTTATATCAGTAAGTCCAACTTGAGAGTCAAACCAATCTCCCCAATCTTTAGATACTTTTCCACTTTCTTGTTCATAATCAATTAATGATTCTCCTTGTGAAGCAATGTCAGAAAGATCTTCGTAAGAAAGATTTTCGGATACAAAAATAGGCATATCAAGAAATTTATCTTTTCCAGTGATATAAGACTTTGTACGAGCAATGCTTTCGGAAGGAGTTATAACTTGTGACCCAGTTCTGTCTCTAAACGCTTGCCTATCTCTAGGAGAAGATCTTACATCACGTGTGCTATAACTTGTATCCCTTCTATCCTGGGATTTATCACCACGTGCACGTGCCTCTTGAGCCGATGATTCTGCGCCACTTGTAAAACTAGGTTTCCCTGTTGTAGCATCGTAATCCCATGAGTCATAGTTAGGAATTCCATGTGGTCCCTTATGGGGAACACCTTTTTTTAATTTTTTTAAAACATCAGCTTCTTTATTTGTAATATAGGCTAGATGTGTGGTAGGTGCGTTTTTACGAGTTCTTAATTTAGTAGGTACAGTTACAATACCTGATTCAACATGATTTCCAGGATACATTATCTTAAACCTAATTTATAAGGAAGAACTTCATCATCCATAAATTGATAAAAATAATCTGGAACATCCATTGGGAAAAATTTGTTATACCATTCATCATAAGGATTTCCTTCTGAAATAATTTCAAACAATTCATCACTCATGTCTTCTGGTTGTGTCATATATCTTGTTGGTCGATCTTGGAGATAACTATAATCTCCTAGTATTTCTTCATCAGCTTTGTTATCAAACATTTTTGACAAACCTGGAATACCAGATAAAGCTCCAATGCCCATTCCCATTAATTTAGGTGCAGCTGTTTGTATAAAAGAAGATATAGGAAAATGTCCTGCATAACTTTTAGGATTAGTTGTTCTATATTGATGCATCATTTTGCGGTATGGATCAGAATATAGAGCAGCTAATTGTTGTGCTTGTTTTGAGTTTAAAATACCTCCCTGTGTAGGTCCAATAGCTTTTAATGCTTGATCTTTTAAACTTTCTCTAAAACGGGTAAAATCTTTTCTTTCAGCGGTATTAGGATTAAATGAACGCATCCAATTTTCATGCGCCGCACGTTTGGCTGCACGCTCTTGGCGTGCAGCTTGAACGCTTTTAAATTGCCTGTTTGCAAAGCCTTGTCGATCTAATTCAACTTCAGCCATTATGCACCAGGTACTATTATTACTTTAAGAACAACAAGAACAACAATGACTACAATTCCGGCCTTTATCCAGTCCTTCATTTTCCATTCATTCCACTCTTTTATATGTCCCCAAAGATCTTTTAATAAGTTCATTTGGTCCTCCTAATGTATAGTTACATTTGCCACTTGTGATTCCAATTCAGCGATGTAGTCAAAAGACTCCACCACAGATTGAAAAACAAACGACGTTTGATCCGGCCCTAAAGTATCAATATAATGTTGACGCGTTACGGCCATTAAAGCTGCACACACTAATAGTGCATCTTCGGGCTTCTTTATAAGGGATCTAGCAAGACTGTCAATCTCTTGCATTGAATCACTTATTATCTTTACTTTTTTTATCTCTGTTTCCGGCATTTATCCTCGCAGTAGTTATATCTTTTTCATTTTTCATTGCCTCTTTAGTTAAAGCAACATTTTCTTTTAATTCCCCTAATGCTTCTTTAGCTGCCTCTTGATCAATCTTCCCAGCGACATCCATTAGTTTAATTGTTGTATCAGCTTCTATCTTGTCACGTTCCATGTCAAGTTTTTCAGCGTCTAATGTTCCTTTAGTTTGCATTTCTTGTTGACGCATCATTGCTTCAGCTGCGCGTAAGTCAATCTCTCTTTGTTTTAATTTAACAAGTGGATCAGCTTGTTCTGCCGCTGTACGTTTTTCTTCATCTTGTGCAAGTTGCGCAGTCATTTGTGCTTCTAAATTTGCAATAGCATTTGTTTTATCCATCATCATTTGTTGTGCTAATCCGTCTAAGCGTTGCATCTCTTGAGGATTCATTTGTGCTGCTTGCATCTGCTGTTGTAAATCTTGTTCCATTTCAGCAAATTGTTCTTGAACTTGTTTTTGTGCCATTAATGCCACATGTTCAGATACGTGTGCTTGCAACATCGAATAGAGTGGTGGATTAATTTGCACCATTCTTGTAAACATAAATTCTGCGTGTGCTTTCATATGTGCAGGATGATCTTGTTGAATAAAAGCTTTTAATGGAGATCCTTTCATCGCCGCAGCATTTTCAACTGCTGGACTTAAAGGTTGTGGTTCATTTTGTTCATCCGCTTTTAATATTGCGTCAATATTATCAACACCCATCGCTTGATACATTCTTCTGTATGCTTCACGCATATTATGCATTTCTGGATTAGAAGTTGCTAATTGTAATTGTTGTTGTGCCAACATAACTCTTTGTGACATGGAGAATATGTTTGGATCACTAACTGGAAGAATATCAACACGCTCATCAAAATCTGATTGTTTAATCATTCTTTCCCCACCAACAACTTGGTATGGATACTCCGGTGGAGTAAACATCTGTATACAATTTGCTAGTAATTTAAATTCTTTTCTTTGTGAATAGTGTAATCTTTTTTGAATTGCACTCATCACTTTTGTTCCACGCTCAAGTAATGCTAATGTTGTTCCAACAGGATTCTGTTCATTACCTTCACCCATTTTCATATCAGCGATTGCTGCAAAAGATTTTCCTGCATCAACAGCAAAACCTAATAATGCAAATAAAGTTTGTGATGGTTCTTTATATGGAAGCGGTAATAATGATTCTTTAATAGAAGTTCCTGTTACATCCACGTCTCTAAATTCACCTGGTTGTAATGGTTCATCATGATCACGTATACGCATTCCACGTGCTTTAAATCCTGCTGGTAAGTTAGCAAGAGTACCTGCATCAATTAATTGCCGCAAAACACTTGTTGCAGTTCTTGATAACCCACCTAGCATGTGTATTAGACCAAAGCCGTAAAAACCTAGGCCTGGGAGGAATTTGAAATGAACAAAGTATGATTTCTTTTTAAATGTTAAATCACCCTCTGCCCAGTTTCGGCGTATAGATAAAATCTTTTGAGAAAATTTATCAATAGTAATAATATAAGGAAGTTTAATTCCACTTGTATCTTCAAATCCAGGAACGTCTGCATTAACATGCATTTCCAAAATTAAGTGTTCATCATCTTCCCCTTGGTTAGTTTGTGATACACCTTCCAATTCATTTACTTTTGATTGTACATCTGCTGTAACATCCACTTGTCCTGAGACAACAGGAATATCACGGTAAAAACCGGATACTTGAAATTTTTTAACTTCATTGGCTGACATTTTAATACAGTGTGTAATACGTTCCGCTTGCTCCAAATCAGTTGCCATGTAATTAACAACGCAATCTTCACTCGTTACAAACTTGGATACACAACGTTTTAAAATTTCATCATAATAAACTTTTTTAAATGCTGAACCAGATAACGGTAAATAAAATAATAATTGGTCCATTTCTGGATCAAACTCTTCCATTACATTCATGATGTAATAGTTCATGTATTCTTTTACACGATCTGATTGTAATTCAATTTCTGGTGTCACTGCACCAACTATTTGGGTACGCACGGGGCCGCTTGGGGGGAGGAGTTCCTTATAAGCTTGGGCTTGAAACTGTGTAACAGATTCAGCTAATAAAGGATGTACGACCCCGGATGCACCTTCGAAGGGTTGTGTTCGGTCTTCATATTTGAAACCTAACATATCAAGGCCTTTGACATAGGTATCTTCCCAGTCTTTCCTTGAATCTTTATCCGCTTCGAATGCATTTACCAAATCCGATGAGAATTTGGATAACTTGTCGTCTGAAATATATTCAGATAAATTTGCGTCAAATGGTATTTGAGATTGGTCTATTGTTTCGTTAGTAATAATTTCTTCTGCACTTCCATCATCCATGATTTCAAAGCCATCAAATTCTACACCTTTAGAATCTATTTGTACTTCTTCACCAATGGGTTCAATTTCCAATGCTGCGGAAACCGCATCCATTGCTTTATCAATTTGATTTTTAGTTTTATCTACCATTGACTACACCTCCGTGTCTATAAGCAGACACGCCTTTTGAAATAATTTCTTCTGCCATTGTATTGCCCTTTAGATTTAATAGTTTTACGTTTCCGTATATTCGCCCCTCTTTATCCCTTATAACAGTATTTAATAAATTTGCACCTGTTTTTTTTGATGCTTGTTTTAATGCTTTATTCAAAATAGGTCCGTAAGCACTTAAATTACCAATATAAGAGCGATCTCGTGGCTGAAGTGTACGGTTTTTAATAGTGGGGTTAGCAAACGCTACACCATCATATTTTCCGTCTTTTGCAATACGTGTTAAGTATTTTGCAACAAATTCCATGTATTCTTGTGAAGTTTGGAAAGGTCCTTCAGGAATAGTTCCTCCTCCAACGCCTTTTTTTGCTTTAGCTTCTTCAAGAATAGCTCTAATTTTATCACGTTCTTTTTCTAACTTAGGAAGTGCTTTTGAGCGTGGATTAGTGTTTAATAAGTTTTCAATCTTTAAGGTAATAAGATCTAATTGTTGTTTATTAACCAAAATTTCTTGTGGTGTTGGTAAATCACCACGCCTTGCGTATCCTTCAGATGCTTTAAGTGGTTTTCCGCTTTCTTTTGCTTCTCGCAGTGCCCTTTGTATTTGTTGGTGCATATCGGACTGGATTTCTTCTACAAACAATATTCTTCTTCCAAATTCATCCGTTCTATCAGAAACTCTTGCATGCACAAAAGCATTCGCACGTGCAGAGTCAGGTAAACCAAAATCATGCGAATATGTGTATGTTGGCTCGCTTGTACGTAATTTTCCAGGTTCATATTTAAATAAAAAGTTTCTATAATTATCACCACCAGACATCATTTGCTCACCACGGTAACGTGCTTCCGCTGCATAATCTTTTTTCTTTAATCCTACACCACGTTTTTCCAAAGCGGATGCTAAGGCCACAAGAGGCTCTTTTACAGCGAATGGAACATTTTCCGTCAGTGCTAATCCTTTTTCCATTGCACTTTCAACGCCAAAAACATCTTTCATATATTTATCCACATTTACAGCAATTTTATCGAGTACTTTTTGATTAACAGTACCTCCTTCTCCTACAACATTTGGAAGTGTTGTCTGAAGATAAGACATAAAACCTTCAACACGTGGATCTTGGGTTTTTGGGTCTATTTTACTTATTTGTTTATAAAGATTATTGATAATATCTTTTTGACCCGGTTGGCCGAGGGCCACGACCTTCAAATTAGGGGCAATTTCATCAAATTCCTTAATAAAATCTTTTTTTGTTAAGGTTTTATTGCCTAAATCCTGCAAAAAGAAGGTAACAGAGGTGTCATAAAGCTCTTTATCTTTAACGCCTCTATTTTTTAAGTAATTCATCCAGTTTTGAGGGGTATTTTTCTCAAATGGAGCGTCTAAAATCTTTTCGCGTGAATTATAGAAGAGTGCTGGCGCCTTAGTTGGTGCTTTTGCCTTAGCTTTTCCTAAATCAAGGACCTTTTCGGAAGGTTTTCCTTTTGGTTTTGCTAATTTAGGGGCATATGACCTAAGTGCACCTATAACTTTTGGTAATACCATTAGGATAATCCTCCTTGTAATATAGAAAATTGTTTTGGAATAAGATTTTTAGCCATTCTTTGTAAAGATTTATCTTTTAAAAGGGATACTAGACCGCCTTGCGCGAACCCAAAACCTTTTTCTGTAACACTTGGTCCTATTCCTCCAGGTGGTCCTTTTACACTTTTATATAAAGTACTTACATTAGGATACAAATTACCAAAATAATTAAATTGACCAGTTGCTTCATTCATTAATTTTGATTCTAATCCTAAGCGTGACATTTGGTCAGATACATTTTTAATTTGATTATTAACATAACTTAGCACGTGCATGTTGCTATCGTTTAAATTAGAAACAATGGCATTTTTTTGTTCCATTAATCTTTTGGCTTCATTCTCTAATCTGTTGTGTACAGAGTTTCTAAAAGGAGTTGTAATAAATGTTTTTCCTTCCGGTTGAACACGATTAACAAGTTGTGCTGGGTGTGCACCTTCTAAAACATTCCTACTTTGACTTTCATCAACTATCTTAGAAAAATAAGGAACCATCTTTGATCTTAAATTTTCAATACCAGCAGAAACAATAGGATCATCAAGTTCAGCTTTAGTCTTTGTTTTTAAATTTCTTTTAGCCTTTATTTGGTCACTTGTTATGGTAGTTCTCTGTCCTGGAAATTCCCTTCTTAAATAATCCGTTATGGATTGAGCGGTTAAATCTTTATATTTAGGATCAATTTTAACAAGTTCTTTTATAATAGCTGGTGATTTAATACTGGTATCAGCTAAAAATAATTCTTCAACTTTGTCCACGGCGCGTGGATTATCTGTTATAAATAATTTTGGTAATGGAGGATATCCTAAAGTTTCAGTAATGGCTTTACTAACTACATTACGATTAATAGGTCCTCCTTTTTGTGTGATAAGAGAAGGATTTGTTTCTTTAATAGAATTCGCTATTACTTGATTACGATTACGTAGAGCTAATACTCCTGGATTTGAATTAATAAATGTTGAAATTGCTGAAGCAACAGGATTGTCTCGTCTTCGCAAAGCAACAGGATTATTAATTGTTTGTCCTTTATTAGATTTATTCTTAGGACTTCTACGTAAAAAGGAAAACCTACTCATCGCCTGTTTCTCTTAAAGCAGTTCCATAAGTTAATGCTGGGAATTGCCACATACTTCTTCCTGGAGGATTCCAACTACTTCCAGTCCATGTTCTTGATGGAAAATTATAAAATGGTATTCCAGTTCCGCCAGTTCCGCTTAATCCAGGAAACATATTATAATATGTTTTTTTAAGAATTCCTGCTCGATCTGGTGGTGTACTACTAAGCTTTTTAGGAAGTTTTAATGCTTTCAAACCCGCACTCCAACCAAGCAATGATGGTAATCCTTCAGACCAAAATGGATTCTCTTCATAAATTTTTTGTGCTGCATCCGTTTCGTAATCAAATCTAAAATCATCTTCCATAAAAGGCATTGTGTTTTCTCTTAATAAATCTTCAAATATTCCTAAATCTAAATTATTCGCTTCCCCTTTAGTCATTGCAAATAAAAGTTCATCTTTATCTAATCCAAATTGATCCATTAACATTTGATCACGCTGGTTATATAAATTCTCCGTAAACTTTTCCTCTATAGGCTTCATTATTGTCTGTTGATAATCTACATAATCCTTACTATAATCCCCTACAATTGTATCCATCATATCTTGATCAAGACTTAAATAAGGATCCCAGTAATCAAGACTTTCTAAAAATTCGTTTGGTATTGCATACTGCCCACCACCACTTGTCATCAGTCGTGAATCACCGACATCTTTAAATTGTGAGAAATACTTATCTCCCATCCACTTATCATAAGCCATTATTTTTTCTTTTTGATTTAGTCCCTCTAAATCTAGACCATAATTTCGTAAATGATTTTGAAAATTTACAATATTGAATATGTCACTTGCATTTTTTAAATTTTGGAAATCATCAAGACCTATCTCTCTTTCTATATCAGGAATAGCTTGCTCTAATTGGGAAATTTTTAATTCATCTGCAAATGGATTAGGAATATCCAATCCAAATAGATTCCATTTAGGATCATATTCCTGCGCACCGGCAAAATATTGTCCCATTACTCCATGATCACCAGGAAGTGTATCAAAACCTGCAAATGCTGTAGGAACACGCCATCCTAGTTCTAGCATATCACCTAAACCTTCTACGGTGCTATACCCTAAATTTCCAGCCCATCTATATTGATCACGTGAATAAGGGTTTTTCCAATTTTCTTCCAAAAATCCTAAACCTTTATCCGCAGAATATTTATCTCTTTCTCGTTTAAAATTCCAGACGTTATCAGCAAAATTAGCAATACCACTTTTATCCGCTAACCACTTGGCATCATCTTTGACTTTATTTACTCTTCTATTAAACCAACTTTTAGGAGTATTTACTTGACGTAAATGATCATCGTCTCTTGGACGTTCTGGTTTTTTTTTAATTCTTACTTCGACCATTAGTAATAAGCCCTCCTCCTAGCATTATCAACTGGTTCGTCTTCAAAGTCATCTTTTAATGCAACATGGTAGCCTTGTCTATATTTCATTAAGGCTTGCGTGGTAGAATCCACGTAGTCATCATTATCGCCGAAGGGAAATGCCGCACATTCCTCGATAACTTCTTCAGCGAACGTTTTTTTGGGCGCCCATATAGCTCCTGATTCAAACAAAGGAGCCACGCTGTTTACCCTCGTATGTTTATCATTACCTTTCGAGGGTGTAAAGTTTATAACAGGTATTCCCATCTTTTGCAACTCATGTGTTAATGGCATACCAGAAGCCTTGGCTTCTATAAGAACCATCTCTGGTTCCCAGTACTTATATTGCTCCATTGCTTCCTTTTTAAGTTCCGGAAAATTCCAACGATCTTTCTTGGCATCCAGTAATATTAATCCTTTGCCTTTTCCGTCATCAGGGTCAAATACACCCCATGTTGTAATAGCGGAATAATCGGCTGTTTCTTTTTTAGAAAATGCTGTGTCATATGATTGGATAATAAACTCTAAATTGGGAATATTATCGCCTTCCCACGTTTGCCACCATTCACGTTTTATAAGTGCACCTTCCTCGGAGGTAGGTGCTTGCATCCATTGTGCTTGCCACTTGGTTAGAGGTATAGATGCCTTGACACCCATCAAACCTTTCATGGACCAAAAATTACCCCACATGGGTTTTTCATTAATGACAGCAGGAAATTCTACCACTTCCCATTTATCTGTTAGGTCATCTTTGCCTTGGGCCTCGAGCAGCTTACCAGTGAGATCTTTTACTGACCAACGTGTCATGACTAAAACAATCGCGCCGCCAGGTTGTAAACGCTGACGTGGACC